GTTAACATTACTGGTACTGTTTTGGGCTTTAGCCCTAAATCATTGTTCTTTTTTCATTCTTTCGTCAATGTGACTTTGAACTGCTGATGTTACATCAGCGGGAGTATCATACACACCCATTTTTTGACTTGCGCCGGTTAAACCAGGATATGTCGCACTTCTCGTTACATGATATTTCTCAGGAGTTCCAGCATATTTAATATTAAATCCTAATTTAGTTTTGTTATCAGGCAACATATGCGATTTTGCCCATTGATAATCTTTTGCCAATTCTTTGAAACCATGTTTTTCAAAATGTTTTCCGTGGTCTTTTTCTTTTGATTCATCACGTTTTTTTAATTGACCACGTTTTTCCATTTCAGAACGATCAAATTCCGCTTTGTTTTCTGAGGTTACGGTAGGCATGGCATTCCTTATTGCATCGGTTGCGTAAATGGGCTTGCCCCTTGTGCAATATCTTGCTGGGCAAACTGTGCATATTGTGCTTGTTCCGCATTCCTTCTGTCAATCTCTTGAGTTAGGCGGCTTGTATCCATGCGATGCAACATTAATTCCACAATAGCCTCAATCTCTGTCTTGTTTTGGCTTGTAACGGCGCGTGTGTTTTGGTCGTTAACCTTAACTTCTGCCATCGTCTCAGTATTATGCGCGCGTGCGGTCACATCCAATAGCTTGCGCTTGGTTGCGCCTTCTTCACGAATTTGCTGCACTTGAGCACGATTGTTAATCTCCAATTGTGCGGCCTGAAGTTGCTGTTGCATCTGCTGCATCTGCTGTTTAGCCTGCGCCAATTCCATCTGAACCTGTGGCGGTATATCTGATTTTTCGTCAATCTGCGCCATTGGGTTCATCGCGGCAAGCCGGTCAGCAATCACATCTGCGCCAGGGAAATCCATGTTGCGGAACACTAGGTCACCGGCGATATTGAATAGCTGCTCATTCCCTGACAACAGCGGCATCATGGCCTCGACTGCTTGTTGGCGGCGACTTTGGAAGCCTGGGCCAGTATCCATCACCACATCGTATTCGCCGACAGTCACATCGTTCAGAACTTCGCCAATTTCGTTGCGCTGGTTAATCGTGGTCATGTCGGGCTGACCATCCGAGCCAATAATCCGCATCACGCGCTCGGTATCGTAGATATGCGGAATCAGGTCAAGAATAATCTTGCCAGTGTGCCGAATGCTGCGGGTCATGTTGTCAAAGAAGTGGAAGTTTGACAAATCCACTTGGCTCTGCTGACCCATCAATGCCTTGCCAGAGATGTTTCCGCTTGGCAGTTGATTGGGATCCATGATTCCGAGAACCATCTGCAAATCAGCGGAAATTGCGCCTGCGGCTTCCAGGATGCCCAATGGAGGCGGCTCGGGCTGTAGTCGAGTTGGCACAGGAGCCGGTACGCCTTCAATGTCTTTTTGCTTGTAACGCAAGACAGGCGTTGACTTGATATTAGCCAGTGCCCATTCATTCTCATGGCCTTCGTCCTGGCCTTCGGCAAGCAGCCACTTAGCTTTGGGAGCCAGCGCAATGCTCTCGGTCATCGAGGTGCGCCAAAAGTTATACATCCGTTGCGGGTCTTTGGCAAACCGCACCAAGCCGTATTTTTTCCGCTTGTCATCTACGATTACTTGAGCGCCATAGCAAGGCACAACGGGGATATATTTCCCTGCCCAAGTTTTTTCTTCCAAGATTTCCATTGCGGTCATCTTGACCCATTTGACCGACTTGCGGAATGATTCACGCTCGTCAATCACGGTAAGGCCAGCAGCTTCTACGCGCTCAAAGAAACGATCTGAATCTGCAAATTGGGTTGTTCCATCGCTTAGATGGTAAAGTTTTTCCCGCTTGCGCTCAATGTAGAAAAATTCAGCAACCCGAATGTCCTCTTTGGTTATCCAGCTTGCGGTGTCATCGCCGGTTGACCGTTGGGTGAAGTTTGCGCCATCGTCTGCATCGGGGTAATGCTCTTTGAAAATCTTTTTGTCCATCACCGTGGTGATTAGGCATCGCTCTGCATCCGAGCCATCAGGCAAAACAGAATTAGGATCGAAATAAACCGTGAACGGGTTGTCAATCGTGTCGATGTAGATTTCTTGGTCAAAACTTGTTTCGCTGACATAGCGAGTGTTTAGCCGCCAGAATCCCCAACCCATACGCACAGCGTAATCAAAGGCGGTGTCGTAGGCGGTGTCCGCAGCCGAATTAACTTCAATGTGGCGGGTAATGCCTTCAATAACTTGGGCAATCTTGTAATCTGCAAGCGTGTTAACTGGATGGACTTTGATGCGAGGCCGCTGCATCCGCTGCTGGTTGGTCACCTGGCGCACATAAGCATCAATTTTATTGATGGTCAGGCAAGGCCGTGCTTCGACATTGCGCGAATTTTGAATCTCTACGGGCCATTGGTCACCAGCGGCAAACTTAATGTCTTGCAGTGCCTCTGCTCTATTCATAGAGTCAGCATCATTCACTAAACGCCAGAACTTCTGCGCTTCTGCGATTCGTGGGTCAAACCCTGTGGGTTGGTATGCCATATAAATCCTATTATGCCATCCAACCACCGGCGGTGGCAACTATTGCCTGTTTCTTGCGCTTGGCTGGCTCATTAATCATAAGCGCAATATACCTAAAGGCATCTGCGCCGTGGGAATAGTGGTCGTGCAATGGGTTGCGGCTGAATTGGCCTGTTTCGGGGTCTACTTCGTATCGATAATGCCTTAGACAGTTAATCCCGTCCGCAGCGTGTTCGCGGTCAAAGTAGCAAGATGGGAATATTGTCCTAGCGGCGTTGATAGAGTCAACAATCGGCACTTTGGGCAAAATGGTCGTTTTGTATCCTGCCGCCCGCACAATATCGTCAATCGAACGACCAGCCGCCGCAAGGGTTTTGTTCTCTGCATCGTGCGGTAGCCATATCTTGTCGTAGACATAGCCAAAGGTTTGCATGGTCGCCAGATAATAGGAAATCGTCTTTTGACTATCCTCAATGTACCGAATAAGGCGGGTTTCCATGCCCACAAACTGGAGAAACCAAATGGCGGTGCTATCCGACCAACCAAGGTCAAACACGGCGTGGACGGGCTTTGTCGCATCATATGGCACTCGGCAGATGCGTCCATCCTTGTCGGCCTGCTGCATTTCTTTAGCGAATATGGCTCCATCTACCGTCTGGCGGCACAAACCCTCCCAGACTTGGTTATAAGCCTCCTCGTCGCGGGTCTTGAGCGCATCCTTTTCTAAGCGCAGCGTCTCAGGAAACCAAGGATTATCCGACCAATTGATCTTGATTTGGATGCAATCTTCGGGCGGTCTAAGCACAAACCGCTGGTAAGTCTCATCCGTCTCCAACTCAGGATTGAACGAAACCCATATCTCCGAGTCCTGCTTACGAATGGTTGGAATCAACACATTCCAGGACAACCGGCTTACCGTTTGGGCTTCTTCTACCCAGCAAATGTCCACGCCTTCGTAGGATTTGATGTTTGCAATGTTGTTCTTGAGGCCAGCAAAGGCAAACTCAGTCCCATTCTTTCCTCGAATGCTGGCCTGGGTAATCTCATAGAAGCCTAGCAAGCCAAGGGATTCGATCTGGTCGCACAGCAGCTTGTGAACGGAATCCCGCATCGAGGTCATAAATTCCCGAGCGCAAAGGATACGCATTGGGCTTTTAGCCCCAAGAATCAGCAATGCCCTAGCTATTCCCCAAGACTTAGCGCCGCCCCTACCGCCATACGCAACCTTGTACCGCGCCTTTTTGAACAAACCTTCCAACTTTACGGGAAATTCCGCATTAGCAATCGCGGCTTGAATGTCACTCATTGGGCTTTACAAAGGTAACCTGAATGCCTTGCAATGGCTCGCCATCTGCGCCTGTAACTTCATTTTTGACGGTTTCCGACCAACGCATCTGCGATTTTGTCCACCAAATCAGGCTAGTTGTATCGCCAGATACGGCTTTGGAATAGAGCGTTTTGGCTATTTGCCCATTGGCTTTGGCCTTGCCCATATCCAGTTCGTGCCGGTAATACTTACGCAAAGTCTTATCGTCTATGCCCACTAGCACGGCAATAGATTCATGCGGCAAGCCTAACCCACTGCTGGATTCAACCAAGCGGCGGGTGTTGTCGGTAGGCAAATGTTCCGTATTCATTTTCTAAAGGGGAATTTGATTAAATTTTAAACAACTTCCGCTGTTTCTGTCAAAAGCTGGGCTTTTTTGCCTGTGAAATCTTCCCATCGCTTCACTATAACGTCGCAAAATTTTGGGTCAAATTCCATGATGAATGCTTTAATGCCATGCTTTTCCGCTGCAATCAATGTGCTACCCGACCCGCCAAAGTAATCAGCAATGGTTTTTCCCGACAAATTGAACCGTTTAATTATCCATTCCATCAACGCTACAGGCTTTTGAGTTGGATGAACGCGATTCTTTTTTTCTGATGATTTTGTAAATTGACGAACAACACTTCTAAAATTTGCCCAAGCCAATTCGCAATCGGTTTGGTCTGACTGTCCATTGTCCTTGTCCCATACCAACCAACATTCGCTGTCAGGTAGTGCGGAACAATAATAATTTGCGCCCCACCAAATGTGTTTTGCGTCAGGATAAAGCCCGTAAATTAAATTAAAAGCATCTTTTGCAACATCAGAATTGCTGTCACCCAAAATATCAATTTTGTAATTTTTTTTGAGAACCGATGATTTGCTTACCGCATTCATGCCATAAGGCGGGTCGGTGTGAATAAGGTCTGGATAAATGCCCATCATCAACTTGTCCACAGCATCAATGCTAGTGCTGTCCCCGCACATTAGCCAATGGCTTCCCAATTGGTAAATATCGCCTAATTTAGTTTTTGGCTCTTCAGGCACATCAGGTACTGCATCCTCGTCCGTTAGCCCTTCAATCACTTCTGGCTCAAGCAATGCGCTTAATTCTTTGGGGTCAAAGCCTAACATTTCCAATGCAAATCCGTCTGCCAACAAGTCGTTTAACTCAATGGTCAGCATCTCATTGTCCCAACCGGCGTTAAGCGCCAGCCGGTTATCGGCAATGATGTACGCCTTCTTTTGCGTTTCAGTCAGGTCTGCCAATTCAATGGTTGGCACATCGGTATAACCCAACTTGCGGGCGGCTAAAAGCCTGCCGTGGCCTGCAATGATGCCGTTTGATCCATCTACCAGGATTGGGTTAGTCCAACCAAATTCCTTAATGCTTGCCGCGATCTGGGCCACTTGTTCATCAGAGTGGGTGCGGCTATTGTTTACATAAGGAATTAGCTCTGTGACTTTCTTTTGGGTGATTTTCATTTCTTCTTTGCAGTCTTAGCTGACTCTTTGAATGCCGCAGCCGTAGGCGCACCTTTGGCGCCAGGGCTACGCATACGTTCAACCTTGCCGCCTTCAGCTTTTTGGCGTTCGATGCGTTCTTGTTTTTTGTGAATATTACTGTACAAGCCTGGTTTAGCCATTTAGCACTTCCAATTCTTAAGTGATGCCTTTGCTCGTTCCGCTGGGCCTTTGGCGTTCTTTACTACGCCTTCCATCCGAGCGCAAAAACTTGCCTTGCGTCCTTCGTCTGCCTTTGTCTTGGGATTAGGCGCAGGCGGCTTTAGGTTCGCATTGTTCTTAGCGTTG